TGAATGTATTTCTTTAAGACCTTTTCTTGATAATTTTTGTGTTTCCATAACTTTTTCTTCTTGTTTATCTTCAATAATCTCAGCCCATTTATTGGTAAGAAAGTCATATACGCTCCATATACCTTCTGGTTGGAGACATAAATGACCATCATAACTTCCAACAATTAATTCTTGACCACTATATAAAGATTTATATTTAGTCCCTACTGGATAATGTTTTTTAGCATAAGCTGATCTACCTTCATTAGTAGTCATGTCAAATTCATCTTCTGGTAACTCAATTATTTCAGCATTTTCTCTTTGTACATCAATTGATGAGTAGTTATCAAATTTACCATTAATAACACCATAATAAATATAATAGTCATTATCAGATTCACAAAGTTTACCTGTTTTAATACCAGTATCAACACCTTTTGATTTCCAATACTCTATTATCTTTTTACCATGTTCTGGTGTAAGACATTTAATTACTTGATTTTTCATACTAATCTATTTGCTAATGATTTAATATACTCTTCTTCTTCAGTAGTTAACTGTAGTATTCCAGCACCTATTTTAGTTAAAGCTTCTACTATATTTGCATGATTTATTCCAAATTTAGTATTATATCTTACCATTAACCATTCATGTACTAATTCTACTTCAGCATTATCTAGAGTATCTAAATATTCTTCAGGATCAAAGTGTTCAGGTTTAATCTTTTCTCTATCAACTAAATATTCAATCACTTCAGCAATCTCTGAGTCATTACAATTACCCATAAAGTCATATACATCAATCTCTACATCTACTTCTATATTTACACCTACTTCTGCCATATCTATTTCTTTTCAGATTCATCAATTGCCATATTAGCAAATACTATATGTAATGTAACATCATCATCGCATTTCTCACATCTATAGTTTGCTCTTGATCTTATATACCAACCTGCATTACAACATACAGTTTTAATGTCACTAATCTCTAGTTTCTTCTCTTTCTTCTTCATTTTCTCTTCTTTTAGCTATATAGTCATCCAATTTGATATCCATAGGAATATCATCTACATGTCCATACTGATTAATTAAATCAATATAGATCTCCTTTACTCTTCCCATAATTTTAATACTGATAAGATTAATTTTTTAGCTCCATCACTTGATTTATCAATCTTTTTAGATTTTAAATACCTTGTAAAACTTTCTAATTGATGATGTGATAATGTTATTGATATAGTTGTTGCAGTAGTATTATAGTCCCGCGTTTTTATATCAAAATTAAAATCACATGGATACTTTTGTATTAATTCATCAACATTTTTTAAAAACAATTTATCTTTAATCTTATACAATTCAAATGCTGTCCTTTTAGCATGATTAATTGTACTCCTTGAAGTCAAGTTAGTATAAATAATGATTTCTTCCTCAGTTGCTTTAAATGTGTAGTAAAGAATAGCTATTAAATAGTTTCTTCTATCTACAATGTGAGGAGCTTTTGTTTTTGGTTTACTGCTGATTTTTAATAATTCATCAAGTATGTCTTCTTTGGTATAATCTGTCATACTAATTCTAATTCTTCTTCTACTACTTCTACAGCCATATCTTTCTGATCTACCATATCTTCTGGTAAAAATCTCTTAGCATCATAGAACTCATAAGGAAAACATCCCTCTAAGTTCACCTCTTCTAAATCAAATCCAAGTGTATTGGCTTGTATACCCATTTTTACAACTCTCACAACAGTATAAGCTTTACCTTTTTCTATCCATTGTGTAGCAGGAACCTTATCAGGCTTGTTGCTACTATTAATGCACACTACTTTCACTTAACTCAACTTTAAGTTCATACATTTCTAATTTGACCAATAAGTCATACATGTCATCAAATGACCCTGACTTAATATCATATGATTCTCTTCCATCAACTAAGACTGCACATTGTTCAGCTTGTTCAGGGTTGTGATCACAAAATCTTATAAGACAAGCAATAACATAAAGAAAATCATGTTTGTTGTCATTATATAACGTTAATTTATGTGTCTTTTCCAATACCATAGTGTTTATATTTTAATTTACACATTTTCCGGTTTAGTTCCAACTATTATTGTCTCACCAAGTCTATTCATAGAGTCAACAATATCAACATAACCTTTTCCATACGGATCTACATAGTTTTTATATGACTTGAAATAACCTTTATTAATTAAATCCTCTATATTAGTAATTAATATTCCCATTCTAGACTTATTATCAGCTCCAAGTTGGAGTAAATCCCATCTTGCAGATTCTATTTTAGCTAAAAATAAGTTTAATCTTGTATTAAACTCATCTTTTATAAAGATTTTATTATGATAATCATCAAATAACTCTATTAAATCCATTAATGCAACAGCATCTGTTTTAGCAAAAACATGCATTGGTTCTTTAATATATAATTCAGACCACTCATGCCACTTGTTAACATCTAGCTTCATGCTAAATTTATACTTTTTATTACTTTTCATTTCATCAATATCATACAGAGCACTTGATATTTTCACAACTGCTCTGATGAATCTGATATTGTCTGGATCATATGCTGCCATAATTAATTAAATAATGTAAAATTATACTCATTACTGTAAATCCTATTAAGAAAGCTACAAATCCTATTATTACTTTTTTCATATATCAATGTGTATTAAAAAACTAATTTTTCTTGTCAATGTTGGATACATTTCACGTAACCATGCTGTTAAATCATCATCTGATTCTTTACCTTTACCTTCCATGTGACACTCAATGTATGTATGTACTCTTACCTTCTTAAACAATGAGTTTTTTCTTAGTTTTACAGGGATATCTGATAACGGTATCACTGCTTTTGTGATTGTTTTCATGCTTTTCTTTTTACTTTGTTCATACTCTTCAGTTAACAGTCTATTATCAGTAATCATTTTATTTATTTCTTCAGCTGTTAATTGCTCTGACTTACCAACACGTTGAATAATTATTGTGTGAAATGGTTTTTCCATCTTATTTCTTTTTAAGTATTAAACAACCATTTTCATCAAGTTTAATATGTGGTTCTGGCATCATTTCAGTTTCACTATTCTCATTAACAGTATAAGCTAATTCAGAAACAATCTCAACCTCAATTTCTGTTGGTTGTTCAAACATTGAAAGTACAGTTTCTTCAAAGAAGTGTCTTAATGTAGTGTTATTTCCTGCTGAATTAATTAAGAATACTCTATATAAATCATCCTCAGTAAACAACTTGTCTTTATTCAACTCCATTGCTTTGTTGTAACCTTTTAAATAACCTATCCTAAAATAAGGGTCTTGTTTATACTTTACGCTATCTAATCTTAATGGGTCAGTGTTATTACATTCTTCTAAAGCTAATGCTCCAACATCAAATATTCCAAATATCTCATCACAGTTTTCTTTAGATAGTTTACTATTACAACCATCTATAGTAGCAGCAATTTTATGACCGTCTTCATTGTATAAAGCCCAATGGTCTTCACGTTTTACTAATTCAAATCCTTTCATACTATTCTATAAATTTAAAAAAGCTATATAGAGCCATTAATACTAATACTATTACCATTAAGGCAAATCTTGCCTCTTGTTCCCAATATGCAGGATTAAATTGCATCTTTACAAATGCTACTACTAAATATGATATTAGTAGTATTACTATGTACGGTATATACTGTTTCATCTTATTCTGATTTAAAGGTTTGTTTATAATAATTTTCACTTAAAAGATGGTGTCTTTGCCAAGCATGTTCTTCAATAAAGTATTCACATTTGTCCTCAGCATCATTGTAAGCATCCATTATCTGTTGTTTTTCCATTTCTTTGGCTTTCTTAATAATTTCTTGTCTTAGCTTATGAAACTCATTTTTCTCAAGACCCATTTCGTAAGCTATATCTAAGTTCATAAGTTCATAAGCTACAAATTCTACTGCTGTTTTATTTGCCATATTGTCCTTTTTTATAGACTACAAAACAGTCTGATTTCCTATTATCCCTTGTGTATACTACTATATCATCAGACCATTCAGTTATCCAACAATAGTTTTTACCATCATTAGATATTTTACCCTGCTCAATTACTTGTTTTACTTTAGTAAGTGCAAGAGCAGGGTTAATATCATTTCTTATCTCAATGTGAATCTTCATGTTTAAAAGATTTAACTAATTCCTGATACTTTTCTTCTTTTTCCTCAATATATTTAAAATCTCCTAACATAGTTCTAGCCATATTGATAAATTCATCTGATACATGTACTCTTACTTTATTATAGTCATCTGCCATAATTAAAGCTTTCATTTTATCACCTACTGTCATAATTTTTCCAATTCAGATTTAACTTCTAACCAATACTTACTTGCTTCTTCATTACATCCATAATAAGCATTATTACTTGGTAATGTACAACCACTTTTTAATATCTCATCTATTGTAATTAATGAATGTACTTTAGCTGTCTCTCTACTCATTATAAATTGAGACATTAAATGTCTATCAAATAATTCTTTTGCTTTTTCTTTTGGGCTACTCATGATTGTAAAAAAATAATTTATTAAACTCTTCTATACCTACTTTACCAATATTTCTCACATTTTTTAAACAAATATGTTCAAGCATGAGTTCTTCATTCACTTTATGATTTTCATAGTAATCTAATAGAGCTGTTAATAATCTTGCACTCATTTTGTTATCACTTAAGTCTAATAATATTTTTTTATTTTCCTCTCTTAGTTTTTTTCTTTTTTCTTCTTCTTGCTTTTTCCATATTCTACATAGATCATACATTAATTCTTTCTCACCTTCTGATAAAATATCAAATAAATCTCTTATATACATATTTAAAATGCTGTTATAACTTAATATTAAAATCTTTCCACTCTATTTTATCCTGATCAAAACCAGATAATGCTTCAGTAACCCATTTCTGATCTATAGTATCCATATAACATAGAATGTGAATAGTAGCTGTTTCATCAACAGATAATCTCAAACATCTCCCGATTCTTTGACTAGCCTTACGCTCATTACCATAAGCATGTAGTATAATACATTGTTTAAGATTAGGAATATTAATACCCTCACTTAATTGTAATACACAAGATAGTTTAGTAATATTACCTGACTTAAACATATTAAGATTATCACTAGATTCTGGATTATTACTATGATAACTATAGTTACATAATTGATCAGCTTGCTCTTGAGTATTAGCAAATATAATACACTTAGATTTAATTGAGTTACTCAATATCTTAGTATAAGCTTCTTTACTTGGAAAAGCCATCATAGCCTTCATCCTCATTACTCTTGAAATTTGCTGCTCTTTTCCCGGTCTAGAATCCTCTATTCTGCTGCACCAATAATTATAATTAGCTAATTCAGTAGTAAAGAATGATTTATACTTACTACCTGCTTTAACATTCTTATTACTATTGTCTAACCTAAGTTGATGCACAATAATTTTATAATCATTTAAGATATTATCATTAATAGCATCATCAGTTAAGTATTCATAACATATAGGATAGAACTCTTGCATCATCTCACCTTTCTCACTATTTACCATTTTAGGAGGAGTACCGGTAAGACCTAAGATCTTACCGTCATACTCATCTAAAAATTCTCTATGTGAAGGTAACAATGAGTGAGCTTCATCAAAGTAAATCATATCATACTCTCTTGGATCTAGTTTATTCAAACTTAAGTAAGTAGTGAATTGTGCTGTGTCAAGTAAGTGAGACTTATTAAACTTAATAGCTTCAGTTCTCCAAGATGTAAAAATACTAAGCTTAGGAGCAACAATAAGCACATTCATTAATGGAGTCAGATTTCTTTCCATATGCATAAGACCTACTAAAGTCTTACCAACACCTGTGGCAAGAATCAATGAACAACGCTTTTTATTATTAGTTGCATTTAATGCAAGTTCTTGAATTTTTTCTCTGGTCATAATTTTATTAATTTATATTTTTTTAACAACAACCTTGATTTTTTTATTGACTTTAAAACACTACTTTCAGCGCAATTTAAATATTTTGCAGCTTTCATAGCACTATCAAAAACAATCATTTCATCTGTTATGGTATTAATCATTTGAATTGTGAATGCATCAGACCTTGTAATTGTGTTATTACATTTTTTATCAGGTAGGATTAAATAATAATCTTTATATTTTCCACTTTTACTTTTAATTATTTGTGATGTTGAATTTGGTTTAAATGCGGGATAAATACTTTTTAAATATCTACCTGCTTCATTATATCCATTAAACTTTTTAATAAGATTACAATTACAATCATATATATCAATTTCTTTTTTCTTATCAGTATTTAAATGATTTACTATTATACCAGCTTTAGACTTTTCTTTCATTATTTCAGAGATTTTCTTTTTAGTTTCATCACTCATTTTATTTGTGATTACATCTCTTCTTATATTATAATCTGGATTAAGTGTATCTATATAATATTGCTCTCTAATAAATATTTGATCAATGCTACATATTTCAATTATGTCTACTTTAAAGCAGGTTTTTCCATATTTATTGTATGCATTTTGCAAATAAAGATTTTTATGCTGTTGATTTAATAGATCTGACTTATGTCTTCTCAGTCTATAATAAATGTTTGTACTACTGCCAATATATATTTTATTATTTACACCATTAGTAATTTTATATATACCACAAATTTTATATCCGTATCCTTGTTTCATTTCCATATTACAAAGATACGGATATTATTTA